GACATGGATCAGCGCTCGAGAAGAGCCGTGCGGCGAACCGAGAGAGAAATGCCCCAGGAGGAATCCATTGAAACTCTGGCCAGGTCCGTCTCCTGGTTGGCCGAACTCGAGGGCATCGGCGGTTCACCAAGGGCAGCGGCCAGGCCATCGCGGGCGCCGACCGCGGCGGCGTACACGTATTCGTTCTTGGTCAGGTCGAGCCGGGTCCCGACGACCAAGTTGACCAGGAAGATCCCGCCCTCCATGACGATCGCGCCACGGTCGCCGGACAGGGACTTGATCTGCATCGCCTGGAGGATCTCGGCGAGGGTGCCGCCGGTGATCTTGCCATTGTTGACGGCGATGTTCAGAGAGACGAAGGCCTTCTCGAAGGCCTCGCGGGATTCTGGCTTGTAGATGAGGGTCGCCTTGGTGCCGATGCGAACGGCGTCAAAGACGTTGGCCTCGACGACGTCGGGGCTGATCGGGCCGTTTGTCGTGGCGCATGAAGGCGTGAAGAGCAGGACGGCGAGAGCGGCGGTAGAGCTGAGGAGTGTTTTCATGGTGTCGGTGTGGTTTCTTTGGATTCGTCGGGTTCTTCTGGAGGAAGGGGGCTTTGTTTCAGATAGAAGGCGGTCGAGGAGATCGCCGAGAAAATGAAGACAGCGCCGATCTGCTTGAAGGTCAGCGGAGTCACGTCAGCGCCGACGGAATGCGCGCCGGCGAGGCCCATGGCGGCCGTCAATGCCGTGGCCCCTCCGCCGATGAAGGCGGCACCCAGGCCGTGGAGCCATTTGCGTGAGCGTGAGGTCATGGTCGTCCCTGGTTGCGCTCGAGGCCGCGGAGCCTGAGCTCGTGATCCGTGAGCCGTCTGGAGTCCTCCTCCCGATCGCGTTGCGCGGTGGCGGTGAAGACGGCGACTTGCTGCCGCATCGAGGCGACGTTGTCAGACATCACCTGGAATTCTTCGCGTGTGATGGCCGCCTTGGGCACGGCATACTGGCCGACGCCGATCACCGCGAAGGCCAGCGTGACGAAGCCACGCCAGGCAATGACATCCTTCGGCTTCTTGATTTTGATGACGTCCGTGTCGCCTTTCATACGCGAAACTGAGGGGCGCCGGCCTCCTTCTGGACCGGCGCCAAGGTTAGTCTCGGGCAGATCGGATCAGCGCTTGATGCCGTACTGCACGGTCAGGTTCGTCAGCACGGCCGTCCCGTTCAGGTTGTTGACGTAGCCCAGGCGCATATAGCCGAAGCCGCCATTCGCGACATTCGTGGCGACGACGACGGCCGTTGTGCCGTTGGCAGCCACGCTGACCGAATAAGGTGACGTGTGATTGGTGAACCAGGTCGAGCCGTCGATCGAGACGTCGAAATGGAACGTCATTGTGAGGTCGTTGGTTCGATCAGACTTCACGCTGATCAGGATCGGAACCTCGCGTTGCCGGGAGAGGTTCATGATGGTCGAGGCGTAGGCCGTGCTCGCCGTGCTGACGGCGACCGTATTGGTTCCGCCGGACACGAGCGTCTGCACCGCGTAGGCGCTGTAGCCCTGGGCCGCGGCCGGGGGCGTGAAGACGGCGATGAGCAAGGCGATCACCGCCAGGGCGAGGAGGAGTTTCGTTTTCATGATTTGCAGATGAGCTGGAGCTGGAGTTGTGGGTTGCTGGTTTCGGTGGACGATCACTTGCGTTTCTTCCGCTCAGGCGGAGGAGGAGCGAATGGTTCCTGCCCGCGGTCCGATTGCCGGTGATGCGTCAGGATCAGGCCGCGGTTGTCGGTGTCGATGAGCTCCGCGCGGACGACGTCCGGCGGAAGATTCCCGCGCAGTGCATTGAAGGCCGCGCGTTCCTCCGCGGGCGAGCGGTCCTGCTCCGAGAGCAGGGCCCGCTGCCCGTTGGATCCGTAAAGGACCGTGATGACTCGTCGTGGCATAAGCGTCGATCAGTTCAGTCAGTGATCCGATCCGGTTGCTTACGCGGACTTGAGCCGCGAGAGCTGAGTCGTGTCGCCGGCGGCGGCGCCGAACATCACGTCAAAGGACGACCAGGTCGCCCGGCTGCCCCTCGCGAACCAGGTCTGAATGGCGACCACCAGGCCGAGACCTCCGACATCTGCCGTCCCCTGAGACATGAATTCCTCGGCGGGCAGCTCGAGCGGAAGGCCGGACGCCACCGCGATCGCGTCGGGACCGCACGCGATGCCGACGGTGTTTGCATCGGCGCTCGTCCATCGGTTCTGCTCGGCGAGCAGATCGAAGCCAAAGGCGCCGCGATCGCCCTGCGGCGCATTCTTGAAGGCGTTCGGATTGATCTGGCTCACGATGCGGCCGACGTAGGCCCCATCGAGGATCAGGTTCTTCATCCGGAAGTTTTTCGCCACACCGTAAATGTCGGCCAGCGTGCCGCTGTCGAAATTCGCGGCCGCGCCGACGTTGGTCGCTCCTGGCGCGGCATAGGTCGCGTCCAGGATGAGTGCCGTCCAGACATCGGAGATCGCGTTCACAAACGTGTTCGCATTGATCTCCGCCAGGTTGGCCAGCCGGACTCCGCCGTTCAGGTCGTTGTTGCTGACATGGAAGGAACGGCTCACCTGGTTGACCGCCACCGCGATGTTGTCGAGCGTCGTGTCGCCGGTCTCGAAGTTGGTGGGGTTGGTCTGTGCCGCACCGGTCGAGAGGGCCAGTTTCACCTGGACCTGCGCCGTCGGTTTGAACCGGTCCGTGCCGAAGTCCCGGCTGAAGCCAGCCAGGGCCGCGAGCTTGTTGTTCGCGACCGTGACGACCGCATCCGCGAGGAAGTCGGTGATCAGGGCCGAGTCCACCGTATTCGCCGCGCGCGGGTTCAGACGCCGGCGCTGCGCGAGGAGGTTGTCGTAATTCGCGATCGCGAAGGTCCGGCGTTCCGCGCCCGCCCGCATGCCGCGATATTGTTCGACCAATGAATTCCCGTTGTTCTGGATCGGGCGGATCGGCTCGGCGCCAGGCGCCGGGATCGGCATCGCGCGCAAGGTCGCGAGGATCGATTCGTCCGCCAGGGCCCGCGGCAACCAGGCCGCACGATCGATCGAAGGATTCGCGGCGACGATCTGATCGAGATCGGCCGTGATCCGGCGGGTACGCTCTGCGGCGACCTGCCGCTGCATCGCCTGGAATTCCTCGACGCTGACGACGTTCGCTTGCGGCGCCGGAGTCGCCGGTGCGGGAGTGGCCGGAGCTGCAGGAGCCGGGGTGGCCGGAGCTGCTGGAGCCGGGGTGGTCTGGGCAGCGGATGCGGCCGCGTCGCGCTCTTCCTTGGTGACCTTGCCGGCGGTGACGAGCTTGTCCAGCTCGGCGAGAAGTTCGGTGAGTGTCGCGCCTTCCTTGGCGGTGACGCCGTGCTTTTTCAGCAGGGCAATTAGTTCTTTCATGATGGTGTCCTGGTCTTCTGCCCCGCTCGGCGTGCCGGCGGGATTGTTTCGGTTGCTGCGGGCGGAAGCCGGCACACGCCGGAAGCCCGACAAATCGAATTTCTGGATCGAGGCCGCGAGAGCCGCGGGATCGGTCACCTCATCCGCGAAACCTTCAGCCCTGGCTTCGTTGCCATCGAACCAGGTCTCGGCGAGCATCAGCGATCGGAGGGCGGCCTTGGTCTTGCCCGTGCGATTGGCGTAAACGCCGGCCATGCTGTCCGCGACCTTGTGAAGCTCCGAGGCCATCTTCTCCATGTCGGCCGCGTTGCCGATGCAGCCGCCCCACGGATCGTGGATCATGACGAGTGCGTTCTCCGGGGTGATCCGCCTCTTGCCGGCCATGAAGATGATGCTGGCGATCGAGGCCGCGAGGCCGTCGTTCCGCATGGTGACGTACTTGTGCCGGGCCTCGAGCTGGTTGTAGATCGCGAGACCGTCAAAGACGTTGCCGCCGGGGCTGTTGATGCCGACGATGATCTCCTGGTCGCGCGGGATCTCCTTCAGCACGTCGGCGAAATCCTTTGCCTGAACTCCGGAGCCGTCCCACCAGTCCTTGCCGATCTGATCATAGATCAGCAGCTCCACCGGATCGTTCTTTGCCTCACCGCGGACGACGCGCAGCCAGCTATTGATCGTCTTGACCTCGCAGCGATAGATGGTTGGTGGCGCGGCGAAGATCGCCGGGAATCGAAGTCGCGATGGAGGATTGAGGATCATCGATAGGGCGCCGATGGCCCGGGCTGGTAGGCCGGGATCTGGGGATCGGGTTCAGTGGACTCTGTTGCCGGCGCCGGAGCCGAGGGTTGCTCCATCAGGAGGTCCGAGAGCATCCAGAGCGGAATCTTCTTCTCCTGGGCAAGCGCCATGATGAATTCGCAGGCCTCGGCGCGGGCCCGGAATCCTCGACGCCAGTCCTCACCCTGGTCGCCGTATGTTCCCTGGAAGGTCCGGACTCCCGCCCGAAGTTCCGCGATCATCGCGGCGGAATTGCGCCCCACGTCGACGTTGACCGCCCGCGGAGGCGTCACCGTGGCTTTCCACCAGTCGCCGGGCGCATCGCGCAGCGCCTCGACCTTGTAACGGGCATCCCCCATGACGTACTTGTAAACATCGACGCTCCAGGAGCCGATGACCGCGCTCCGGGATCGGAACCAGGCGTTGGCCATGTCCAGCGCCCCGCGATAGACCGTGCCCTGCATCGTTTCCGGGAACGCGAGGCAGTAAGGGACCCCCTGGCCGATGCAGACCTTCTCGGTCATGAAGCGCCAGTAATCCTTGGTCGCGACGTTCGGCCGCTGGCTCACATGCTGGGTCAACTTCTCGTTGTTCCGCAGATAAACCGTCCGGCCACCGAGGGCGTCGTGGACGTAACGCGCGCGGTCCACCGTCGCGCTCGCGCCTCCCGGCGTTTCATTCGTGACGGTGCTGCCCTGGGAGAGGAGCTCTTCATCTGGGACTTCGCCGCTCTCGTTGTTGACGACGTTGGTTTTCTCCGCGGCATCCTTGCAGGCGACCATCTCCAGCATCTGCAGTTCATCGAGATCCTGCAGGTCGTTGATCACCGGATAGCAGAACGGCAGGCCCCGGTATTGACCCGGCCGGCTCGGTTCGAAGATGTGCCAGACGTTCTCCCAGGATTTCGGAGAGCCGTAGGATTTCTTCCCCCTGGGATCCTCTTCCGCGACGTAGTAGCCGATCGGCCGCCGCGTCCTCTGATCGAGCTGGCAGCCGTCCACGATCGTCAGGCCTTCCTGATCGCGGAGATCCGGAGGCGTTCCGACCAGGTGGCCTTCGAACATCTGTATCCGCGCGAATCCCTTTTCGCCGCGCGTCTTCAGACAAAAGATCTCGCCGTCCACGAACCAGCTCCGGGCCGCGAGCGCCTGCAGTGACGCGAACGTCTGCCGGCTGGTGAGGTCGGGATAGAGGCACCATTCGTCCCACCAGGCCTTGGCCTTCTCGTTCCACTCGGGCGAGCTCGACGCCGGATTGACGACCAGTCCTGATCCGACGGTGTAGCTTTCGAAGATGTCCGCGAGCCGGTTCTGGATCGCGTTGTTCTGTTCGAAGTATCGGCTCTTGCCGACGAGGATCGTGCGCGTTGCGGCCGTCGCATCGAAACGTGCGCTCTGCACTGGCGAGCAAATGATGCCCCGCGCCGGCGATTGCCGCGCGCCTTCGAACCAGGCCTTGATGCGCTGCCAGAGGCTCACGCGAAGACACCTCCTGGCTGGCGAACATTCAGGAAGGAGATGCCCGAAGAGCTCGCCGGGTTTAGATAGGCGAGCATCTGCGCGAGGATCTCCGCATCGGTCGGTGAAGCGGTGCCGGCGTCGATCAATTGCTGGCGGGCGTTCTGGTACCGCCGCAGCATCTCACCGACGAGGCCGGCCATCTCTTCAGGTCCCGCGGAGGCCTCGCCGGGTTTGCTGAAGGAGGTCGAGTGGCCGTTGCCGGAAGTTTCCGCGATCGCGAGTCCGCTCTCGATGGACTCAACCTTGGAATCGATCTGCGCGAGGAGATGAGCCTCGAGCGTCTGGCTCGCCGCGGTCGCCGCTCGTGCATGAGCGATCAGCCAGGCTCGCTTGACGTCGGTTCGGATGCGCACCCCTACAGCTTGGGGCAATCGCAGTCCGAGGCCCTAGTTGCATTCGTTACCGTTCGGAAGCATTTGGACGCAATTCGATGCCCGTCCGGAAAGTTCGGTCTTGTTTGGACTATGGGGGAAGACGTATTTGTTGGGCCGAAATCATTCGACCGATGGGGAAACAGAAGAAAAGGACACCGGACTCAAAGGTGGGTAATGCGCTTAGCACGGGCATTGGATTAACTTTCACGTTTTTCACCGGTATCACAGGCCATTGGGATGCCTGGTGGTTTCAATGGATCGTTGTCCCTGCGTGTTTGGCTCTCGTTTGTCTGCAACTGAGGACACTCCTTGAGGCTACTCAGTTCTTTTACCCAGTTAGCTGCACTCGCCTCTCGGTCATTGCCTTCCTCATCCTCATTTTGTTTGAGGCAGCCTTCATCTCCGCTTTTGACTTGCTGTTTCCACGGCCGACTCCGGCTCCATTTGTTTTTGTGGTGCATTCGGAGAATCATCCCGAGCATCGGCTGCTGTTAACGAATGAGTTCTTTCAAGTCCCTTATCCAGCCAAGGAGGAGACGTTCCGCAATAAGGGTATGGTGGTATTTCCAATCGCTCCTGATGAAACCAATGTGCCGCTCGCGATCGCTGTCCGGTGTCCCGAGTTCGCTGAACACGTGCATTTTGATCTGATAGCGAACAGGAAGTTTGGAATTCGACCGGGCGCTGGATGGGGTAAGTTGATCAGGACCGTTGAGATGCCTGGCCAGGACCTCGACAAATGGAGATATAATTTCCCGGAGGCGTTTCTGCCGGGGAGTGGCCATATAGCTCCGGTCCTTACAATCCCCCGTTCGTCTTTGACAAACGAGGAACTGGAGGGTGCGTTGCTCCTGACTGCTCAGGGGAAAGATCGGCCCGCCAATATGGTCAGCTTCAATTTGAAATTCGTCACCGTCACTAATCGAGCATCATACACCCCGACCGCTCATCCCGACAGTGGATGGAGAATGAAGATCATTTCGCATCCACCCACAAACCCAAGTCCAGTCACCCCGGTCCCCTGACGTTGATTCACCGGCGCGATCTTGGATTCGGATTCCGGGCCAAGTAGCGGATCGCAGCACCAAGGCTGGCTCGGCCCCCTGGCATCTTGAACCCGCGCTTGACCATCGCTGTCACATAGGATGGATGACGCTTGAGCTTTAGAGCGAGTTCCTTCCTGGAGAGGAGCTCTGAATTCATGACGATCATTTAATCGCGTCGATCAGTTCCTGCAGCTCGGAGTTTCCCCTGAGATGCAGGGCCCGCCGCAGTTTTTGAAGTGCGCGGTTCTCGATGATCCAGACTCCGCCCATGGTGCAACCACACCAGGCCGCGATATCGGTGAGCGTCAGCGGCACTCCGGGAATCGCCCGATTGTGCAGCAGCGCCAGGCCTAGATCGATGTCCTTCGGTGGCCTCATCGCTTCGCGGCCGCCTCCTGATCCCGTCGCTTCTGCGGATCGATCGTGGGAGCCATCAGGCCGTGGAACAATGCCATCGCCACCTGCATCACATTGCAGTCCCGAAGATGATCCGGCCAGTCGTCCGTGCGTTTGGCCCAGGTGACCGTCAGGCGGCGCGAGCGTGGATTTCGAACCGCCCGTTTGACCTCGGCATCCTGGTGCATGAAGTACTCCTCGTCTGCGGCATCTGTCTCCTCCCAACGATAGCCCGTCTTCCCGGAACGCAGCGCCTCGAGGATGTCCTTGAGCGCGTCGGGCGAGAACATCAGGAGCGGCAGATAAATGTTCTTCTGTGCGATCGCGGCGTCGGCGAGACCGTAGGGTCGGGCGATCCCTTTGGCGTCCGGCCAGGCCTGACGGCCGGGCGATCCCTTGAGCGGCCACCAGCCCGACCAGGCCGGAACCTTGTGCTTCCGCGCCTTGAGCGCGCCGAAGCGGAGGCAGTTGGTATAGGTGTCGGTCGCGTTGAATCCAGAGTCGATCCCGACCAGCGCGTCGCGGACCGAATGCTCGAGCTGCTTCGCCCGGATTTCTTCCCAGGTATCGAGGCTTCCCTGGTCGACCAGGCGCGAGTGATTGCGCCAGGTCCGAATCGTGAACCAGAAATTCGGAGCGAGGAGCTGGCGGTCCACCGTCATGATCTTTACGCCGTCCTGGATCTCCGGAGCGTCCCGCGGGACGATGATCTCGATCCGCTCGCTGCTGCGTTCATCCTGGTTGAGCCAGGGCTCGGCGAGGTCGCCGTTCACGAAGCCCTGCAGTCCCTCGAGGCTGAATTTCAGCTGCAGGAACTTGACCGCGAGTTTGCCGAAGGTGGTTTGCGGGCCGGCGGCATAGAGGCTCGGCAGATGATAGCCCCGAAAGCCGCGCGCAGCGCGCTGCGTCGACGTCCAGATCCCCTCGCGATCCAGCGCCGTCTTCTGGCCGTCGAGGATGTGTCCGCCGCAATGCGGGCATTCGGCGCGCGCCGAGGCCTCGACGCGATCAAGATCCCAGGACCCGTCGTTCCGTTTGGCTTCCTTATCCCATCGGACAAAGGCCTCGTCGCCCCGGAAGGGAAAGACCGTCATCTCCCGCGACCAGGCGAGTACGACGCGCTTGCGGCAATGGAAGCAGGGCAGGAAGCGCCGGCGGATATCGGT